AATAAGGTTTATAACTTCTTGGATTTTAATTTTTAGTGCCGGCTCCTCTATTTTATCTACGTTTTCTTTCAGCGTAGTAGATATACTCTTGAACTTAGAATTTAAAAATTCTTTAAGCTTAGGAGCATCCGTAGCACTATTTATGTATTCTTTTAATACTTCTTTTTGATCTGTACTTAACCCATCAAATTTTGTATTATACTTTTCAAGCATAATTTTATAAGTAAGCGCACGTGTACCTTTATCTAATGACATTAGTTCTTCTACTAATGGTGATAAGGACATTTTAGTATCAGGGTTAGAAGTAATATGTTCTAGAATAGTAATTTTAGATGTAATAATTGATTCGGGGTTAGCGAATTTTTTATTAGTATGTGATTCTAATAGAACATATGTTGAAGCTAATAGCTTATAATTTTTTATTTTAGCCCCAAAAAAATCATTCATGTCGAAATTTTCTTTAATTTCGCGAATTAAATTGTATTTTTCTTTTGATAGGACTTCCTTATCTAATTTTCTAGATAAATCTAGTACTGTAGATAGTACAGATTCAGCTTTACCTTCTGATAAGGATATAGATTGATTTATTGTTTGGTAGAGTTTATTCTCATTAGCAAGTTCACTTTTAGTAAAATATTTTTTTACTAAAGTGGCAGCTTTAGAATTACCACTGGATAAAGTATCTGCAGTAATTTTACGTACTAGCAGTTCGAACAAGATACCAGTGTTCTTGTATTTATTATGTTTTATTTTCATAAGTAGTGCGCTACTAGTTATAAATATTGAAATTACTTAACTTCCTCGCGGATTTGGTCTTCATCTAATAACTTTTCACCTTCAAAAAGTGATACCTTTTGCTTAGGAAACATTCCCTCTAACATTTTATGGTTTTTAGCATAAACTGCTTTGGTACTTAAATTTTCTACTGTAATACCTGTATTAGATAATCCGGGTCTGTCTTCTTCTCCAGATTGAGCTTTCATTCTATCTTTACCTAATGTATCTCTTCCTAAGTTACTATCTTGTGTACCATAATTCGAGGCTTTTTCATTTGGTCTACCAAGAGCTCCTTCTGGGTATTCTGGATCATTTACACTATATCCTGATGGGACACCCTTACTTCCTGGGTATCTACCTGCTCCATATAATGAAGCTAATGCATGTGGTGTACCATATGCTTCACCGGATTCAGCAGGATCATTTCCTTCTTCAGCTATCTGATTTGTACGGAAAACTCTTTTCTGATCCTCAATGATTAAGTCCCTATATTCTTGATATTGGTCTTCACTAAAGTGGAAAATATTATCATATATCCAATCAGTAGGCATTAATTTAGTTTCTTGCATTTGTTGTGCAAGTTCTACTTTTTCTTTCAATAATGCTATTCTTTCCTGATCGTATATGATAGAAGGAGTAGTTAATGATAATTCAAAGTTTGTTAATGCAGCACCATCATATCCCTGTGAATATAAGTGTACAAGTGCAATTTTAGTTAATTCTGAAATTAATATTCTTTGAATACGTTCTACTGTACGAGCAAAACGAATATCTTCAGCAGCTAATGTTGCTTTACCTTCTAGATCACCTTCGTATCCTAAATAAGCTTTTGGTACTTTAAGAGCTGAGAATAATTTATCTCTTAGATATGTAACGTCTTCAATAGCAGCATAATCTAAACCTTTTGTTGTTTCAATACGTGTAGTTTGGTCACCACCTCTAACAGGAATATAGAAATCCTCTAGGATGTTTTGCATATTGAATTTTAAATTATAATCTCCTGTATTTGGATCAACATAAGGTGTTTTCTTCATTTTGTTGATCATGCGTTGCATGTAGGTTTCTACCTCATTTGGTGGAATATTACCGACATTCACGAAGAAAGTACGTTTTTCAGGCGCTCGAACAATTCTATGGATAAGCATTGCGTCTTCCATCAATGTCATTTGTTTCCATATTTTACGCGCTGGTTCTAGGTATGATCTTCCGTAAGGAAGGTAGTTAAAGTCTGATAATAGGCGGAAGTGTGCCATTTCATAATTATCAAATATAACTTCATTACCAGTATTTACACCTACTGATGGGTTTATTTGTTGGAATCCTAAAGCATTTTCAGATACCGAATAACTTGGATCGTATTTGAATTTTACCTCAGCAGGATTTTGGGGATCTGTACCTTCTAGTCTTAAAATAGTATAAGATGAAAATGGTACAACATTATATACACCAAATTTTTCAGATATTT